CGTTATTCATAATAATAATCTCTTATAGTGAAAGAAGTCAAGGTACTCTCACCAGAAAAGCCCCGCACCAGTTTCCCAGTACGAGGCCAGATAGAAGCGTAGCTTCTACTTATACAATCTGAATCTCTTTCACATTCAGATACTTCTTATCGGGGTCATTCTTATCAACACGAATGCTGCTAATGATTACACACTCTACATCTCGCACCTGCTCTACTACATCTCGCAAGCTGCTAAGATTCAATGCTTCAGCAAAGGGAGCTGCACACTTCTTCAGGTTCCCTCGACCGTATTCATTCTCAAGCAAGAACATGGTGTTAGCAGTATCGCCAGGCTTAGACCGCTCAGATTCAGGCAGGTTAGGGTCAGCCAGCTCCAGAGTTTCCTTTAGAGTAAAGTTAAGCTCAATAGCAGCTCTGCCTCCGATATCCTTTTGCTCAAAGGTAGCAGTGCACTGATGTGCGCCAGCAGGGAAAGGCTTGAATGAAGGCAGATCTTCAAGATCGTCAAGGGTAGTGTCAAGCAAGGAGTCAAGATCTGAATTAGACATAGGATACACCTTATATAATATATTGGATTAATAAATAGATTAATTAATTACATTATTGTATTAATTAAATTGCTTACTTACTTCTTCTGCTTAGTTTTCAATCTGGCCAGGATATCTTTAGCCGCTGCGCCTCCTGTTTTAGCTGGTACTGCTGTTGGTTTAGTTTTAGTTGCGCTTCCTGCCTCCTTCTTATATAATTCCGGCTTAAAGATTTGTAGCAAGGAAGCTTCCTCATTTGCTTCCATCTCTACATCAGTCCTGCTGCCAGTAAGGATACTAGTACTGTAACAAGTACTGCTTGCAAAGACATGCTTTCTATTCTTTCTCTCAGCATAGATTACATGATCAAAAGCTTTAGCAGAGTTTCTACTACTGTTCCTGGAGCCTGCTACTGGTACTAAAGTCTTCTTCTTACCTTCAGTCTCAGCTTCAACTTCGTGGCTAATAACTATACAGTTATAGTGCGCTTGCTGAATGGTAGATAAGAAGATCTCCATGAGCTTAGCTAGGTTACCCCAGTCATCAGTCTTCATCTTATAATCATCAGCTTCAGACTTAGTGATATTATTAATAGCACTAGTAGTAAGCTGAGTCATGGAGTCAAATACTACTACAGTATCTTCAGGCAAAGAGTTAAGCTCTACAGTTACAAAGGGCTTCTCTTCTCGCTTACAGAGCATACAACCTACTTTGCCATGCTCGTCGCAGATATCTACTGGCTTACCTTTAATAATCTTAAGCACAGTTTCAATAGCGATAGGGTAGCTAGGAGTATCTTTAAGATGGATAAGCTCTATTCTTTCTTGCCACTTTTTAGGTAGCTTGAATAAAGTCTCGTGTCCGTTCTCCATATCTATCCAGATAAGGTTATAGTGCTCAGCTAGAGCTCCTGCAAGCTGTGTCTTGCCAGACTTAGGCGGGCCAAAGATAAGCACACGGTGAGTACGAGAGCTTTCTTTAGTGGATAGTTTAGCCATCAGCACGGCTCCGTTTGTTTCTTGGTACGCTCTACCATTACTGCCATGTTAGTACGCTCAGTACAAGCCATACTTCCGACACTAGTAAAGGTTACACCATGCAGTTTAAGATAATAATCATGACGCCACTGATTAAGTTTCTTCTGTACGTCTTTAGCGTTTTCATCTAAGAAAACAAACTCGCCGTTGTCTACTTCTGTAGTATACGCCATCAGCTGCCTACCTCCTGCTTATAATATTCCGCCGCTACCGCCAGTCCGCCCATATGATCCAGCTCTTTAGCCTTCTCTTTCCAGAACTTATCCCAGATACAAAGAGTCTTAGCTTCCAGGTCCAGATTGGAACACAGCTTCTTAGGTAGCCATAGCTCTTTAGTTAGTCCGTTACCAGTCATTACTTCTATAAGCAGTGCACCAGAGGTATGTCCCTGCTGAGTAATGGTAAGCACATCATTAAAGTGAAGTACTAAGGAGTTACCTAAGCGGGAAGCGTGCTCCATCTTAACTCTGGAGTTACAGATATCATAGATATCTACTTCTGCCGGTACTTCATTACCTGGAGTCTGCATATTTTTATTGTACTTAGCTTCCATTTCCGCATACTCATCATAGTCATTACTCATAGCTAGAGTCCTCCTTTAGCTACTTGTGCCTCTACCAACTGATAGAAGTCGACATTAAAATCATAAGCCTTATCGTCTGCATCTATCTTATCTAAGATAGCTTTCGTCAGCGGCTTAACCTGATTCTCTGTACTTAGCGTACATACTCCTAGATACTCACAGTCACGGAAGAAATCATAGCAAGACTCCCCGTGCATAGGATAAGTCTGATAGGATTCATACAGGGATATCATCTGGGTATCTATAAGCAGCTCTTGCAGCCACAGTGCTCGCTGAAGTAGCGACTTAGTAAAAGGCAGCTCTACATATTCCATAGATCTGGTTTCATATACTAGGTAAAGCACAGTATAAGAGGAAAGGCTAGGGAATAGGATATCCAGTACTACGGAGTACCCTAGCGCCTGCCCCGAGTTCTTAAAGGTAGCAGAGTTCGCAGTCCCGGAGGAAGTCTTATTCTCTAAGACCATTACTTCCCCTGTATCCTTATGCCTTAGCACTGCATCTACAAAGCCACGATATTTGTAACCTTCAGGAAGAGATACTTGGAAGGATAGTTCTACTGCCGGTTTACCTTGGTAATATACCAGCTCATACTCTTCTAAAAAACCATTCTCCCTTAGTCCTATAAACTTCTGTACTGCAAATAGAGCAAGCCAGAATGATTTCTTCTGCCTAGGATTCTCATCTAGCAGATCTACATCCCATTCTAGGAAAGTATCCAGATAGATCTGATCCTCGGTCTTATCTTCCATGGTGGATTGCACACCTACACCTACTGCCTTACCATAAGCAAAGGTTACTCCTTGCTCAGTTTCTTTCTCTGCTGCTAAAGCTACCTGAGTAGCAGACAGGCGGTACAGTTGGTACTTGCGAGGGCATTTGTGGAGAGTAGTTCTGGAGGAGTGAGATAGAAGTTTAAGGCGGGGATCAGCGACACCTTCCGGGAGCTGCACAGGAGTAATATAATAATCTTCTGTGCTATTAGGTTGATGCATAGAAGTGTTATCTAAGAAAGACGCAGCTTCATCCTGGATACTAGAGTCTAAGTCTAAAGAGATAGAGTCTAACAGATCTCCGATACTATCTAGGTTAGTAGAGTTCATACACTACCTGCTTAGTCATTGTAAAGTATATAGCTCGCTCTGCTCTAGCTACTGCTGCGAGATATAGATCTGAATTCGGGTAACTAGCTCTACTGCTTGCTAGTATCTTAGCTACTTCGCTGGACTCATAACCGCAAGACAAGCGAGGTACTTTAAATCTGGTGTTCTCTATCTCAGGGTACTTCTCTGCCTCCCAATCTAAAGGGGCAGTGCCGTTACTAGTAAGCCAGGAGAGTAAGTCCTTAGTGCCTTGGTTATAGTCTATGTAGCAATCATGGCTAGCTTTGCTATATAGCAGCAGGAAGGTAGCAAGAGTAGAGCGACTGCTGTCAGCAGACCTAGGACTAGGATCATCCTGCTTAGCTTGCTGTCGCAAAGCATCCATACGCTCTAAGAGAAGGGAGGACATTAGCGGCTAATACCTAACTGCTGCTTAATCTCTTCACGCATAGGAGCTAATGCTTGCTCTAGTAGTTTAACAAACTCTTCTTCACTACGCTTATCTTTATTAGCTTCATAAGCTTCGTTATGTCGCTTAGCTTCTGCTTTCTTTAGCTGATTATTAGACATATAACGACGAGTAAATGTGTTATCAATCTCCATGCTACAGATCACTCACTGTCATCTTACTCATAGCTTTCTTAGGCTTACTCTTTGTAGCCTTAGTAGCTATCTCAGTAGCAGTCTGCTTCTTAAGCCCGCGAACCAGAATAGAGCACTCTTCCTCTGATAGCAAAGTAACTACATCAGGATCTTTCTTAAGGGAAGAGTGTATATCTCTTAGCAGGGTAGCCATACCTGGAGTACCTGCTAGGAGCTGTTGCTCTAAAGAAGCTAACTTCTCCCTTACTTCAAATGCTTGATCTGGATTAGACATAGAATTATACCCAAGGCTTAGTAAGTAGTTTATTAAATTCAAATTTAGTTTTATCTTTACCGCCCAAGCTACGGATGCTTATAGGAGATATGTCTATAAGAATAAAGCTAAGCAAGCTGCCTTCGCTCTTATCTTCTAGCCTATATCTCTCTCCTGCTTCTGAGCATTCTAGCTTCCAGCATAAGTCTTTATCTTTCTCTTTCCTTACAGCTCGTATGATTCTGTAATGTGCAGAAGGATCAGCCGCCAGAGAAGCTGTAGTGCTTTGCTTAATAGCTTCCCAGATTGGTTGATACTTGCGCATATAGATCCAGAAGTAAGGAGGAGATAGGAGATAAAGATAGATGAGGCTTTTATATAAGAGCACTAGGTTACATACGCGCTTATAAAAAAGCCCCTGCCTGCTCGCAGAATGGAGGTGGATCGCAGGCAGAGGAAAGGTAACGCTAGCGCTTACAGATTAGCAAGTAGTTCTTCATTGGAAACATTAAGGAAAGTATCTGCCTTCCCTAGCAAGAAAGCTACACAGTCCTGGAACTCTTCTACATTCGGAGAGTTTTCAGCATAGACTGCTAGCTGCTCTACCAGAAGCTGCAAGACAGGCTCATTGGTACGAACTGCTGCAAGCTTACCTGCCAGGATCTTAGCTGCGTTAGCAACCTGCTCAATAGTCTTACCAGTAACTTCCGGCATAACTTCGACATAGTCCTGAGCAAAGCCTTCCCAAGTCTCCTTAGGAATACCACCCCCGCGACGCTGAGCTTTAGGCATGTTAGCAATGAATTCCCAAGACACCTTATCTACAGGGAAGTTTGCAGCATTAAGTTTAGTTCCATCCGGTCCATCGTTAAGCAAGTCACGAGCAGCGTTATTAACTACACCTTCCAGTGCTTCTACCAGAAGCTCCAGTCCTTTACCTCCTTGCTCCAGGATAGCTACGATACCTTCCATAGAAGGATAAGGAATAGCCAGCTCTACAGGCTCTCGGATAGTTTCAATGCCGGTAGTCTTATCCTTAGTCTTCTTAAAGTTAAACTTAACTGCACGGGTAGAGACATTAAAGTCATAGGCGACTTTAATAGATTCACAAAGCGCCGCCATCTCTTCTGGGTTAGGATTCACAACAGAGATAAGCAGGTGCTTAGGATCGTTATTTTCTTCTACTACAGTGTTAGTATCTTCGGTCATGGGGTAGTTCCTTTAGGTAGGAGAGTTATTAGCCGCTTAGGTGGCTAACTTTGGTTTCTGAAAAGAAGCTTCTTTGCCTAATCAGGAAAGCCAGTATATCAAATCCTGATCAGGCGTCAATACTTTATTTTCTCTCTGCTAGAAGTCTGGCTTTTTCTTTATCGTAGTCTGCTCGAATACTAACTTGCAGACTACGAGTAGTCATATTTCTTACAGCTATAAGCCTTAAAGACTCTTCGCCAAGAGGTAAGTCTTTAAGGCACCTCTTAGCATATACTAAATGCAGCTCACGATAGATTACATGACTTACATTAGACCACAGTATTTGTAACTTAGATTGTGTCATGATTCTGCTTTTCCTTTTATAAACTATAAATTAAATGCCCAAGCTAAGCAGCCAAGTACTATAACTGCTGAGCTTAAGTATATACCTAAGCATATACGCTCAGCTGCTTTGTCTTTATCTTCATACATTCCTAGATCATCTGATAGCCGCTTGGTATGATTGGTATGATTGGTATGATTCATAGCTTTGGTAACTCCTTTAGTAACCAGTCACGAGTCTTCTTATCTAACAGATGAGGTGCTACAGGGTTACGTTCATCATCATACACATATAAAACATACTGCCCTTTAAATTTCCCGTGAGTTATTTTATTAATACTTAGTCGCTCGTTTTCACTGTTATCAACGACTGTAATTACTTCAGACATATCTATCTCCTCTTATACGCATAAGCGCTTATCTAACTTACCTTTAAAGAATTCTGC